ATCCAACCTTCGTCGGCTTGAGTAGTACCCCAAAAAACTGGGCGTCTCCCATCACTTCCACCTAATGTCACGTTATGAAACGGAACTACGGCGCCGGCTGGAACGGTAATGTCGATATTTTTCCAAACTGCTCTGTTAGTTCCAGGCGCCACCTTTGTGGTTGATGGTCCGTTGGCTTGGATGCAGCGGTACTTAGTCCCATTCTGCATAACCTCGTTCCCAACTTCGTAGTCCAAGAGAGCGGAATAATTCATAATCCCGCCCTGTTGATACCACAGCAAAAATTGAGAAAGCAAGAAAAAGACGCCATTGAAGTCCGATTTAAACGGAGGAATGCCGCCTTGTTCGATGGGAATAGCATTTTCTCGTCCCCAACCTATTTGCTGAGAGAGTCGTCCTAAACCAGCTTCTTCTGAAGTTAACGGAGGAATGGTAATTTCTCCGTCCTGGGCGATAGCCGCGCTTAATTGATACTTTGGATAATTACTCATATCTCAATGACCTTTGAGGGATTGAAGACACCTTGATTAAAGGGCAATAAATTGGATCCGAAGAATCCGAATACCAGATTGTTTGGAACGACCGTCTCCACATTTGCCAAAACCCCAGCAGGCCTGTTTAACAATCCGTAGTTTTGCAAAATGGCGATTTGGACAGCAGAGGGATCTCCAACAATGCGAATCGTTATCGTCATATCCTGGTAGTCGGTGACAAATGCCGGCAGGCCTATCAACCGAGTAAGCAAAGAATTAATGGTTTCAGCCGTAGAGTTCGAGACGTTTACGACGGCTCGATAAAAAATCAGGAACCGGAAAAACTCATCATCCAGCCGAGTGTCCTGACCGTCAACAACGAGGTTACGATTCACGCCTACGCGCTTCCCCCACCAATCCAGCCAAACCCCGGAGGCTGTATCAGGGTTCAATATGAAATTAAAAAACGCGTCCAGTTGAGGAGACGCGTCTATTTCGGCATTGAAAAGTAATCCTAATTGTCTGTATCGCTCTGAGTGCGAATACTGCGACTGGAGCGCTATAGAAATAAGCGATCGGACATTTGAGAGTTTTCTGAAATCCTCAACACTCAGAATATTCCGCCAAGTTGCAGAATCTGCCATCGTTAGCCTCCTGTTTGGAATACAAGAGAGACATCGGACTCTTGAATCGTGGGCTCCACATTCGCAGGAATCTGGACACTGGATCCGAAAGCTCCGGATCCCAGAGCTACTTGGATGGATGCAACCGGAACGGCTGTAGCTGACTGAATTGCGGCATAGAACCGAGACGCGTAGACAGTCGACGCCAAAGAAACGCGGTCATTCGCACCCTGTCCTAGAACATCATTGATCACAGTCTGAATGACGTTGTTTTTCTCGGTTGGATTCATTGAAGTGGCAAAGAATTCGATCTTTACCTTCAAGGCTTGATTCTGCGGCCTGACAATGTTGTAGACGTAGGTGGCGTTGTAGAACCTAGAATCTGTGTACGAAACCTGATAAGTTCCAGTAGTCCCGCACCCTGCGTCCTTTCGCTGATAGATCGTTTGAGCGATCTGCTCATCCTCTCCGCCAACGATAGCGACCAGAATGGAATGAGGATTGATGCTCACGCCAAATTGAGTGATGGCGGCATTCGTCGGATTCTCTAAAACTCTGACATCGAGAACGCCCTCTAACGCGGCCAAATTTGCCTCAATCGCTTCGACATACCCGGTGGCATTGACAGCATAGCTTTCAACCATTCGGTTTCTAAGTTCTGCGTCCGTCTCTTCATCTCGGCCGATGACGCCGGCGGACGGATTGTTAATGGTGTCCCATCCTGCAATCGTTGTGACGATCCTGTTCACTGCTCCCGCCGCTACTTCTAACGGTCCGTGTTCGATTGCAGTAAATGTAGTAGTGACACTTCCTGTGTCTCCGATTCGTGCGCCTGCTGCCGCCGAATGTCTGTACTGGTTGCCGAGAGAATCTTGAGCGATCGCACCATAGGGAATAACCGTCCCCTTCAGGCCGGTCAGAACGCAGTTGACTACCGTGGGCTCGGAGATTTTGCGGTCTAAACCGTAAAGCGCCGCCAGCGCATCTAAGAATTTTCCTGTTGCGAGATCCGGATTAACCATGTTCGACAGAAAAAGAATCTCAGAGTTTTTGGCCTCGATTTCGGCCACGATCAGATCAAGGACCTGCCCCATCGGGGAACTGGGCTCGATGTTCAAAAGCGGATCTGTGGGCGATGTTTGAAACGCCTGCTGAATACGTGAACCGAGATCAGAACGAATCTCTTGCGTGCTGGGCAGTTCAACGCCGACCAAAGGATTAAAAATGATTTGAGCCATAATTTTTTAGAACACAAAAGAAACTGTTTCGTCCTGCTCTGTCGTTATCGTGATCTCTCCGTGGAGTGTCCTCGTTTCCTCATTGAACTCGGTAATGTCAACAGAATCAACGGACTTCACACCATCAACCCTATTCCCAGCCTCATGGATCAATTGAGCAAGGACGGAGGAATCCAGCTTTTTGGCGAGCTGGGCTTCCTTCCATGCAATGCCGTTGGCCTGCTGGAAGTAAGCATCGTTCGTCCACAAACGAATCTCGTTGGCCAAGTTCTGAGCTATAGCCAAAGCTCCGGACGTTAAAAGGATGTTCCCTTCTTTCGTCAGCTGCAGATCCCATGACTGAGGATTCAGAAGAGCTGTTTTTGCTGTATGCGGCATGATCTAACCTCCTCGTTTACTGCGGGGCGCCGGTGCTTGAATTCCCGCTTTCCACGCCAGAATGAACGTGCTCAGTCAAGCTGATACTCTTCGCTTTAACATCACCACTGAATGTTGCGTCAGCACCGCCAGAACCACCGCCGGAAATTGGTCCGTTCAAATTGATCTGAGCAGAGTTGACTGTGAAACTGGTGCTTGCATTGACCTCACACTCCGGGGATTCAATCGTGATCTTTGTCGGAGCTTTAATCTTGATGGTCCCTTCATCTTCCAAATGAATAAAGACTTCCGGAGCCTTGCCCCAGAATCCACCAATGTAGAAAGAATCAGAAGGATCAAACTCTCTGAATGTCGCCGGAACTTTAGACGTGTTGTCCCCGTTGACATTAGAAATATCGTGTTTGGCAACCACAGCCAAGCCCACATCTCCAACTTTTGGATCACAGACGATAGCGGCAGTACCATGCTGCAGTCGAAAGTACGGCAGTTTAGGAATCGTTGTCACTTCAATCCCTTGAGCCTGTACATTCATAGGCTTTAGCAAGGGCTTGGCCGTAACGTAACCGGCGCCGGCTTCTGTGCCTGCCCTCTGGACTGCCGTTACTGTGACCGGAAATGCCGTATAAACCGTCTTAGAAAGGATCGACTTTACGAAAAACTCAAGGGCATTTATGGGACTGGAGCCTGCAAAATCATCATAGTTTGCACTGAATTCCTGATTACTCATCGACCTCACCACCTCGGATAGATTGCTGTAATGCTCGTTTTCCACGCCTGAGCACCAGGATCGTTTGCACTGAGCTCATGTCGAAGCCCCGTGATCTTCCAAGTTCCGGATGCTCTTGGGACTATCGTCTCTAATTTGAAATTTGCTCCGATCCGAAGATCCGGCCTAAAAAACGTCGTAACGTTGATACCGTTATTGGAGAATGTCGGATAACCGATCATTCCATTCATTGCGTTAATCAAGGGAATAGACCCCTGAGTCTTCCGAATTCCGTGTTTTTCAACGAGCACTACCTTGTCATCGTCAAAAATCAGGTTGGCCCCCACTGCTCCGGCTATTCGTCTCATTTTCGTCACCGGATCGCCTTCAATGATGCAGTCCTTGATTGAAGCTGTGATGTCGTTATTCTCAAGTGTGTAGCCGATCTCTTTTGAGATCTGGTCAATTAAGCCAGAAACTGTTTGGTTACCTGTGACAGAAATCGGAGGCTGTGGAATTAAAGCAGGGAAAAGTCCGCAATTAGCTTCGATCTTAAAAGTCGGAGAAGGAGCGGCATTGAAATCCGCCCAGGCGTTAATGATTTCGCCCTTAAAAATAACGGAGAGTGTCTTGCCCTTCTCTCCTGCAGAAACATTGATTTTGTTTCGCTTCAATGAGAATGACTTAAAACCTAAATGGGTCAACCGCTCCATCGTGGTTAAAGACAACCCTTTAAGTTCTATCTGAGCCTTAGGAAATGCGGGACATCCGGACTTTTCAACCGTACACTTAACCGCAAATCCTTGAAACGTGACCGCCTCCTGACCATCCAGCGTGATAGTTATAGCTACCTCTTTTTGCGTGTACGTTGTGTTTTTATCAATTTCCGGAAGTAGTGACGGCATTTCCTGCCTCCTCGTAAACCAAGATCCATCTTGAGTTGAGTCCCTCGTATTGAGGGTCCGAGTTTCCTAAGGTATCGACAAAAAACAAACGCCCCGAAAAGAGAGGCGTGGGATAACAATTGATGTCCGTACCTACACAGCACCGGCGCCCAGAGAATATCTGGACACCCTCAATCATTAGGTCACAAAAAAGGTACTCGGCAACCTGACGTAAACGGATCATGCAGTTTTGTCCGTCAAGAACACATGAGAACTCTTGGAACGGAAGAGCGCTTATAACGATTTGGTTCATTTTTTCAGGTAATCAGTCAGGCTCTTAAAGATGCCTGGTTTTACTTGAGCTTGTCCCGTGTTCACCTTATTGGCAGAAGTTGCACGTTTGGGCGAATACGAGGTTTTTTGCTGGCTTAGGTTTACGGAGACAATTTCAACAAACGAAGCGTGAACGTTGAGCATTGAGGCGCCCGTCGTTTGAGTTCGGGAAAAATCATAGTGATCGAGCGCCATATTTCGCCAAATTTTGGCGGGGCTAAATATCGTGCAGGTGTTGGTACTGTTCAATCGTCTATCAAGCATGGCAAGGGCCAAAACCTGAATGGCGTAATTACCGTTAAACAAGAACTCTACGTTCACCCGCTCGGGTTCTCGCACAATGTTGAATGCCGCCAGCTGGCCGTTTTCAACGGGCTCTGTCGGAACCCTTGAAGATTTATCTGCATCAACTGCGCCAATAGAGGTGTACGGAACGAACGGCAGAAGGTTATTACCGACTACCGCCCATCCCATGGACATTACAGAATTGATACTTGCCATGTTAATCACCGCCTTTCAAGTAGGCGCTTGCTTGATTCGCCAGCATGTCCTGATAATCCCCTTGGCCCTCCGTTACTGCGCGATAGGCGGCGTCATGTACGGCTTTAGGATCGGCGTTACCCTGAATCGTAATGCTGACATCCGTCTTCATCGGCGCGTTGATAACCGAAGAAGAAGCCCTAGGAACAATCGAAGCAGCGGCTCCGGCCTGAGCTCCCGGAGGTGCTGTAACTGGTGCCTTCTTATCGTCACCAAAACCGAACCATCCGCCCACTGTGTCAATAGATTTAGAAGCCCAGTCAGGTAATTTCCAATCGGTGAAAAACTTCATTTTGTCTTCCAACCATTTGAAAATTCTTTTGCACCCGGATTCAATGTCCTCCCACGCCTTGATGAAGTTATCCTTCATCTTTGGGACGGTATTTATCAGGTTCGCAATATCTTTCGCCAAATCTCCTATAAACCCTACGACAGCCGTGATCGCCGCCACAACCACGTCCCCGAAGGCCTGCAGGAACATATCTTTGAGCGGTGAAAGTTTGTCTAAAAGGTCTGAGATTGACTTCCAGGCGTCCTGAAACGACTTTCGGATCGTCTGTATAACCTACAGATTTCAAGAAATCTTCAAATACGCTCGGTCCGCCTTTGGTGAACACAATTAAGTCATCGATAGCTCCGGCAAGTAGGAGAACCCCAGCGATTAGGAGACCAATCGGGCTTGTCAATGCGCCCAAGAGTTTTCCGGACATCATCAAAGCAGATTTTGGTCCGAACGCTAAGACCGCTGCTATAGAGATGCCTTTTAGGGCTAATTGAATAAACTGGCTGTGCTCTCCAATAAAAGCCGATGCCTTGCCAAATGTCGTAACAGCTTTTTCAATGTAAGGTAGGAAAAATTTAGCAATTCCATTACCGATACTTTGAATCGCCATTCCGGTCACTTGCCACGAAATTTTGAAGCGTCTGGCATTCTCTGCATCTTTAGGCGTTAAGGCGAGTTTCCGATATGTCTCAACCAGCTCTCCCATCTGCTTGTTGTTTTGCAGAAAAACAGCCGCGCTTTCACGTGTCAGCCCGAGATATTTCAGAGCGTAGTTCGCCTGGGCACCGGTCATGCCGTTGAGTTGCTTTCCCATACGAAGGAAAACTTCCCCGCTTGCTCCGGTGCGCTCAGTAAAAGCTTGCATGGCCTGAGTGAACGCCTCAGCGCTTCCTCCCGCGGCCACATTAGCTTTTCGCCATGCGTCAATCTCGGACACATTCATCCGGACTTTTTTAGAGATGTCGTCTAGCTTGGAGCCTTCATCTATGTAATTGCCAAACATGAATTTGGCACCAAACATCGCGGCCAGCGGAGCGGCATAACTCTTAATGGCAGAAAAGACCTGTTTCGCCATTGAATCAAGCTGAGAAAGAGATTTCGAGGCATCCTTTGAGGCCTTAGAAACATCCTTCCCTGCTTTCTTGCCGCTAGTTCCGACATTCTCTAAGTCTTTAGAGGTTTTCTTAGCGTTTTGAGCCGCGTCATTTAACGAGCCCGAAACCTCTTTGATACCGTCAGATCCCTCACCTAGTGCGTCAAGTTTTTCGCCTGCTTCCTGAGCGAATCCGAGCAACTGATTCAGTTTCTCGGACATCAGCTCGAAAAATTTAACTACGTCGTTCGAGTTGACGGATACATCAATAACTAAAGAGTCGGTCTTTTGAGCCATGTTATTAAGCGCTCTTTTGCGCTACCCACGAGTTGTAGTTCTTAATCAAAAGTGCCTCGTCTAATGCGTAGGCATCTTCCAGCGTTAGTTGTGTCTGAAGCTCGACCAAGGACGCCATGCCGCCGTTGATTAAACGAGAGATCAGAGGCGATAGCTGAGTTGTGACTGCTACGCCTCTAACCTTGGCACAATCGGCTAAGAATTCTGCACGGCGGGGGAGAACTGGCGTATCAAGTCGGGAAAAAAACCGAAGTTCGCCTTGAAGCTTTCAATTCTGAGTTTGAGGATGGTCAACGGGCTAGAAATATAACCGTCTGCATCATCGAAGGAGAATTTGATCTCGCTCTTACCGTCCACCTTGTAGACCTCGGAAAGCAGTTCATCCAAAAGGGCCTTCGCTTCTACATGTGGAACACTGACAAGCGCTTTGATCACGTCTCTGTATCCCATTTCGCTCTCAATATCGAGGTTTTTGCCGGTCATCAAGGCAATCCGGATCATTAGATCTTCAGCTTTAGTCGCAGGAAACGGATAAATCTTGAAGGTCAGCTGATTACCGCCGTCTTCCAATTTGATAACTTTCGGTTCCTTCATTTAGATTCGCTCCATGGATTCGAAGTGGAATACCCAGGTTGTCGGCGCCAGAACTTTGTTTAGTGCCGGCATCGGATTTGCTGTCTGCAGCACACCGTTGGAGAACTGGTAGGTCTTGCCGATAGACGGGATCTTGATTGTCAGGTTGCAAACATAGAGCTGTTTGTTGGCGCTCATTGCTTCGTAAAGCGTAGTGAATGCTGTCGC